ACGGCGGGTTCCGAAAAGTTCGACGCCGCAATGAAACAGGCATGGCAGGACAACAATATTGCCGCATTGCCGGAAAAGTAAACAATCACGGGTAAAGGGTAAACCCGCATTTAATAACAATTAAATTTTTAACATTATGTCATTAGTAGCAACAAGATTGCAAAATTGGCGGATTGAAAACCCGGAATTAGACCGTAATATGACCCGCCCGTGTGAGTATGGCGCATTGGATTTTTTCATTGAGCAAACCAACGCCCCGTCCTCAATCATTAACCCCAATTTGCGTGACCGTGCGTTTGCGTCCATTGGTAACACGGTACAAGTACCCGTTATCAATTACGACGGCGATGTACAGGTTAGCAATGTCCGTTCGTGCGTTATCGCTGACGATGAAAATACGTCCGCATTGGTAACGGTTGTTTGGGCGACTTATGCCATTGGCTTTACAATGGTTCCCGCCGCATACATGAACAACGAAATTTCCTACGAACACGACTTTTTGCGCAAAATGGAAAAGACGTGCCGGGCTTTGGCGGACAAATTGGACGTCGGAGCCGTTGCCGCATTGGAGGCAAACAAAACACAGGTGTTCAAAACGTTGCTTAACTACACGGAGGCGGGCAACGTGGTACAGGTTCCAACCCAAATGGCGACCGAGATTTTGGGCGATATTAACCCGATTATGCGGGCTAACTGTTACCCGGAATATATCCACATTATCGCCAACGCCGGGGTTGATAGCCTTATTCGTAAACTTGCGCAACATGGCGTTTACAACGACGTAAACAAGCGCATGGAGTACGACAACAAGGTTTTGCACTACACGAACAACGTAACCGACGAAGCGGGCAAAATGGGAACCATGTTTGCCGTTGCTGACGGTAATGTTGGTATCCTTACCCGTGTTGACCGTGAGGCATTGCGCCGCACCCGTGCGAATTTCCACGAATGGGACGTTGTACGTTTGCCGTACATTGATTTGCCCGTTGGTTCGCACTATTACACCGCCGTTGGCGACCAGTCCGCAATCATGGGCGCCGCAACCGCCGATTTGACGTGCGCCGTTAAGGAGTATTTCGGATTTTCCGTTGACGTGGCGTATATGGTTGCTTACAACAGCAACCCGGATACTGTGGCAAACCCGATTATCAAAGCCGAGATTGCCGCCCGCAATCCAAACGAACCGTTGGGTATGCCTGTATATGTAACCAACGCCGGGGAATTTCCCGCCGGAGGTGGCGCATAACGCCGGAGCATAACGAATTGTTAAACCGAGGGGACGGGGTGGTTATCCCCGCCCCCTTATTTATTTCAAACGCAGATGTATCGATTAAAAGAAATACAGGACGCATTATTGCACGTCGTCGGGTGGGAACAATCATACGACCCGGCAAAGGCGATAGACGACAATTTAACGCAGACGGAAAGCGGTTTGACGTTTCAAGGTGCGCACCCCCTTGTTACTTTGGATAATGTCCGGGCAATCGTCCCGGATGATTTCGTTTTTCAATATCCGGTTTGGAATATGATACCGGAATACAAAACAGGTGCGAAAGTGCGACACAATGGCAAAGTATGGATTGCCCGCCGGGACAACCAAAATGTCGAACCCGTGGCAAGTGATTTTAACGACGATTTCAACAACGATTATGGAAACCCGGATTGGGGCGAATACAACTATTTATCCGACTATTTGGAAAGGTTGACCCGTAACGGTATCGCCCAAATGGTACAAACATTCACGCAAATAAAGGGATTGGATAAGGAAACAAAGAACCTATTGGAACGGCGCACGTTCTTTGACGGTGCGGGACGTATCCGGGCGACGTTGCCGAATAATCATAAATTAGTCGGGTTTGAAATTGTCCCGGTTCGTTCTATGGGCGTAACAATGAAAATCGAACAAATCGGGTTGCAAATGACGGGCGCAACCGGGGTTGTTCGTATGTATCTTTTCCATTCGTCCCAAATTGACCCGATAAAGACGTTTGATTTGAATTTTACGCAGACAAACGGCGGTTTTCAATGGTTCCCGTTGAAAGATTGTTATTTGCCGTATATCAGTACCGGAAACAACGCCGGGGGGTCGTGGTTCCTTTGTTACAACCAAAACGATTTGCCCGCCGGGATGCAGGCAATTAACATGACAAAGGATTGGAGCCGGGAGCCGTGCGGGACGTGTACGGGTTACGTTGATTTGGAGCGTTGGCGGGAAATAACCAAGTATTTACAGGTATCCCCGTTTATGATGAACGCCCCGGAAACATTCGACGAATACCCGGAGTTGTGGGATATTGCGTTGACGATGTACACCAATACGCAGAATTACGGGTTGAATTGCGAAATAACCGTTGGTTGCGACCTAACGGATTTTATCATTAAGGAAAGGCAGATTTTCCAAACGGTTATCCAACGACAGGTCGCCGCAATCATGTTGCGCACGTTGGCAATGAACCCCGATGTTAAGGTAAACCGGAACCAAGTAAACGCAACCCGGTTGGAAATTCTTTACGAATTGGACGGCAACGTTGAGGGTCGCCCCGGCGGTTTGGGTTATGACCTTAAAAAAGCATACGAGGCGTTGCGGTTGGATACGCAGGGTATCGACCGTATTTGCCTTACTTGTAATAACCACGGTGTAAAATACCGGACAACGTAAGATTATGGCGGGGTTAAAGTCAATACAGGATTTACGCAACCGGGTTGCCACGTTCAACAACGGGTTATCGTCCGGCGCATACATTCAACAAATCATTTGGGACAATGACGCCTATATTGTTGATATGAATGCCGAGGAACAATTGTTTGAACAAGGTATTAACCGTTTGGGCGTGGATATTATGGATTACGCCCCGTATTCGCCGTTGACGATAGCCATAAAGGAGGAAAAGGGACAACCGACAAACCGGGTAACGTTACGGGATACCGGGGATTTTGAAGCGTCGTTTTTTTTGGAAGTCGGCGACAAACAGTTTGAAATAAAAGCGTCGGATTTCAAAACGGAGGACTTAATAAAAAAGTACGGGCGGCAAATATTGGGATTGACGGACGAAAATATTGCGGCGTTGATTTGGCAATATATATTCCCGGACTTAATGAAGAAAGCAAAAAACGTATTATATGGCAACGAATAAGAGAACAACCCCTATAATTCCCAACCCGGTTTTAATCGACCGGGTTTTGGGGAACATACAAACCGGGTTAATGGATAACGTCGATTGGTTGGACGTCGCATTTGGGCGGGCGCAACGTATCGCCAAAGTGATACAGGGCAAACGCTATTATACCCCGAACGTATATGCGGGCGGGACGGAATGGAGAGGCGACAATGATTATATCGACGTTTCCCCGGATGCCAATATTGGCAATTTTTCGTTCTTTTGGATAGACGACCCGCAAACGGTCGGTTGGGTTCCCAAAGAGCAAAGCGAGATTAAAGCCCCGTTTTCCCTTATTGTTTGGTTCGATTTGCGCAAGGTTTACCCCGGTCAACTCAACAACCGGAATACCGAGGCATTGAAGAACGAAATATTGACCGTCCTAAATGGCGGTTTTTGGCTGAAAGACGGGACGATTGTAATAAACCGGATTTATGAGTTGGCGGAAAACGTGTACCGTGGGTTTACGTTGGACGAAATAGATAATCAATTTTTAATGCACCCGTTCGGCGGTTTTCGCTTTGAGGGTGTATTGTCAGTTAATCAACCTTGTAACATTTAACGATATGGTAACTTTCATTATTTGGGTTTTGGTCGTGGCAACCGTGGCGGCGTTCCTGTTGACCCTGTTAAAAAAGTGGGGCGTTATTGAGTACGTCCAAGTTCACGGCAACGACTTTTTTGTTAAGATGTTCAATTGCGGCTTTTGCTTATCATGGTGGGCGGGGGTCGTTTTGTCCGTCCTGTTTGCTATATGCACCGGGAACCCGGCATTGTTATTGGTTCCGTTTTGTTCAACAGTCATAACCCGCATACTCTTATGAAAACGACAAAGATAGGGGAACGGGCGGTTGTGTTGTACGACAGTATCGACGAATTGCCGATTTTGCGATTTCACGCATATAACAAAATGTTGCTTATCGACGCCGGGGTTGGGTCGGATTTGAACGATTGGGATGCGCATATTGAAAAGGCAATTCGGTTTATCCGAAAGGAAAAGCCGGATTTGGCGGAAAAGGAATTGGATAATTTGCGGCAAAACGTTTATTTCGTCCAATCCGCCATATCGCCAAAGTATTTGGCGTTTGCCTGTTTGGTTAAGTCCGTGGACGGAACCGAATACAACGATATGACGGCGGACGGTTTGCAAAAGGTATTGGATTTATTCGCCGATGCGCCGAACGCCGAGTTGACCGCCCAATTGGAAGCGGTCAAAAAAAAAATAGATGAAGAATTGCAATTGTATTTTCCTAAACTATTCGACGACGCCACGGTTAAAGAGTATTACGACCAATTGAAGCAACGCACGATGTTAATGTTGGATGCGATAATAAAGGGGGACGAAAGCGACAAACGGGAAGAAATAGACCATATTACGACGTTGTTGTTGACTTATACAAAACCCAAATCGTTTAGCGGGTCGGATAGCGTGGAAATACAATACGACAAGCAGTTTGAAAATATGTGTTTGATGTTGTCCCAACATTTGCACGTAAACCCAAAATCGTTTACCGTTTTGGAATATTACAACGCATTTGAATACATTAAGGAGCAAGCGAAAAAAGCAAGCAGAAAAAGCCAAAATAAGGAGATTTAAGGTGTTTTATTTTTCAGACGATAAATTATACATTTGAGAAAAGAAAGTTGATTGTAGGGCAAATTGCCCGAAAATAACAAAAACAAATAGTCGGATATATGGCAGATAACAACAACCCAATTAAATATTCTGATTTGGTAAGCCCCGATAATTCGATTACTGATTTGATAAAGCAATTGGATGAACTTTCAGACGCATATACAAATGCGTTGAAAAATATTAGGGCGGAAGCAATTCAGTTGGCGGCGGTTCTGCAAAAGGTTTCCGGGGCAACCGAGGACGGCAGGAACACAACCAAGAAAGCCGCAGACGATGCGGAACGTTTGGCACGTGCGCAACGTGATTTGGCGTTTGCAGAAAGCGAGAACGCCAAAAAGTTAGCCGAGTTAAAATTGGCACAACAGGAAGCGAACCAAATTAATAAACTGATTGTGAAAATAAATCAATCCGCCGAGGGTAGTTATAACCGTTTATCGGCGCAATATTCATTGAATAAGATTTATTTAAACAACATGACTAAAGCCGAACGGGAAAACACCGAGGAGGGGCGAAAATTGGTTGCACAAACCAAAGAAATATACGAAGAAATGAAACGTTTGCAGGAAGCAACCGGGAAATTTCAATTGAACGTCGGAAATTATACGGAGGCGTCCGACGCAATTATTGCGTATGGCGACAAATTAAAAGAAACGTTAGGTTTAAATAGCGCATTTGGCGAAAGTCTTTTGGCGTTAGGACGTGGCGGGGCTGAAAGTAAAGCCGTTTTTACAGCTATTCGCGACGGGGCAAAAGCATTGGGAAAAACTTTGTTGGGATTACTTTCAAACCCGGTTTTTTTGGCGATTGCCGGAATTGCGGCGGCGGGTGCGGCGTTTAAATGGTGGTACGATTATAACGCCGGGTTAGTTGAGGCAACGAGATTGACGCAACAATTTACCGGGAAAAGTGGCGATGATTTGAAAGCGTTTAGAAATGAGGTGCAAGCCGTCGCAGATTCGTTCGGCGCAGATTTCCGGGAAACATTGATTGCAACAAACGCATTATCAAAACAATTTGGTATTTCTGCAAATGAGGCATTGCAGTTGGTTAAGGATGGTTTTTTGTCCGGAGCCGATGCGAACGGGGAATTTTTAGACACGTTGAAAGAATACCCGGCATATTTCAAAGAGGCTGGAATATCAGCAGACCAATTTGTTGCGATTGTAGCCCAAACAAACAAAATGGGTATCTTTTCGGACAAAGGCGTTGACGCAATTAAGGAGGCAAATTTGCGTTTGCGTGAAATGACGACGGCGACGGCGGCGGCTTTGGACGGTATCGGTATTTCGTCGGAACAAGTTCAAAAAGATTTGCAGACCGGAACCAAAACAACGTTCGATGTTATACAAGACGTTTCCGCAAAATTGGCAGAATTGCCGGATAATGCGGCAACGGTCGGGGCTGCAATTGCAGATATATTCGGGGGTCCCGGAGAGGACGCCGGATTGCAGTATTTGCGCACGTTGAAAGATATTTCAACAAACATGGATGAAGTAAAAGGGAAAGCCGGAGTTTTGGCGCAATTGCAGGAGGAACAATTGCAAAGCCAAATTGAGTTGCAAAACGCATTATCCGGGTTGTTTGACGCAACCGGAGGAAATTTTGAAACGTTGACAACGCAGGCAAAAGTTTTTGTTAACCAAGGATTGACGGCGATAATAAAAGGGGTTATTGATGTTGTCAATTACTTGATTGAGTTATACAATGAAAGTGTTTTGATACGTGCAATTTGGAATGGGATTGTTGCCGGATTCAAAACAACATTTGATACGTTGGGAAATTTGTTTGGATTCTTTATTGATATAGTCAAAGCAACCGGAACCGCATTAAAGGGGGCGTTTACGTTAGATTTTGACGACGTAAAAAAAGGATTGGCAGATTATGCGGCAGCGTACGGAAATTTGGTTAAAGCCCAAGTTAAAGACATGACAGAAAATTTCCAAGAGGGTTTGGAGGGTATGCAAAAGAAAATAAAACCGTTAACAATCCCGGTTTCTGTTGGAGATACCCCGACGCCACAAACAGACAATAAGCCCGTAACGACACAGAACCCAACCGTAACGCCAAGGGGTAAAAGCGATGCGGAAAAGGCGGCAGAACAACAAGCAAAGCAAATTGAAGCGGCTTATAAAAAGAATTTGGAGGCAACCCGGAAATTGCAGGATGCACAATTGCAGTTGGAAACCGACGAATGGGCAAAGCGTAGGCAGCAAACGCAATATCAGTATTCCCGACAGATTGAGGATTTGCAACACCAATTACAGACCGAAAAGGATTTGAACGAAACCGGACGGCAGGCGATAAACGCAACAATTACGGCGTTAGAACAACAGCAGACAGAGGCGTTGTTGAAAATAGAGCAAGAACGGCAGTTGCAAGAATTGGCATTGCAGAAAGAAAGCATTGAATTACGTTTGCAAGCGGTTAAGCAGGGAAGCGAGCAGGAACGACAATTGCGTATGCAGTTGTTAGAGAATGAAAGACAAACAGCATTGTTGCAGAATGAGCAAAAGCCGACCGGACAACAGCAGGACGCCGGGGTAATTAATGCCGGATTTGACGTTAAGGGAAGCGCAATTGCCGACGAATATTTGCAAACGCAATTAATGATGTTTGACCAACAACAAGCGTTGGCGCAATCTGAATTTGATTTATTAAGAAATTCAGAAGCCCGGAAAACCCAATTTCGTTTGCAGGCAGAAAAGGAACGTTTGCAAAAGGTATTAGAATTGAACGAGCAAGCAGCCAATAAATTGTCAGATGTTGAAGTACAAACAATTCAAAACACAATAAAAAAGATTGACCAAGAAATTGAGCAGTCAAAAGGAGAGGAACGAGGAACAGACATTTACGGTTTGTTTGGGCTGAATTTGGACGACGACCAAAAGGAGGCAATAAGTACGTCCGTATCCTTTGCAATGGAGCAATTGGATACGTTTTTACAGGCTAAATTAGCCGCCGCCGATGCCGCCGTTTCCGCCGCCGACAAAGAAGTTGACAGCGCACAACGTTCGTTGGACGCCGAATTGGAAGCAAGGGCAAACGGATACGCCAATAACGTGGTTATGGCGCAAAAGGAGTTGGATTTGGCAAAGCGGAACCAAGAAAAGGCGTTGAAAGAACAACAGAAAGCGCAAAAGGCACAACAGGCAATACAGACAATCCAACAAATCGGAAACCTTGTAACGGCGTCCGCTTTGATTTGGTCGCAATTGGGGTTCCCGTTCGCAATCCCGGCAATCGCTGTTATGTGGGCTTCATTTGCCGCCGCCAAAATTAAAGCCGCACAAATGAGTAAAGCCGCCGAGGGTTCGGAAAGTTACGGGGACGGTACGGTTGAATTGTTGGCGGGCGGTTCCCACCAATCCGGGGACGACGTGGATTTAGGAACCAAACCGGATGGAACCCGGAGGCGTGCCGAGGGCGGGGAATTTTTCGCCGTTATCAATAAACGTAATTCCCGCCGTTTCCGTCGTTTAATCCCGGACGTAATAAATAGTTTGAACCGGGGAACATTCCCCCAAAAGTACCTTAATGCCTACAATACCGACGGCATTAATGTAACGGTTCAACAAAATAACGCACCGGATTTGCGGGATTTAAAAGACGATGTAAGGGAGATTAAGGAACAAAACCGCCGCCGTCGTTACGTCGATGGCAACGGCAATGTTATTGAGGTTTACAAGAATTTGACACGTAAAATTAAAAATTGATATGAACCCGATTTATAGACATTCATTTGTAAATGCGTTTTTAGCGAACGGGGCGATAAGTAAAACAACCGGGAACATAAACGGGAATAGTACAAATACCTATTATACCCGTACTTTTGTCCCGGTTGGGAATGTGTACCCCCGCAAATTGTTTCAGAATTACATCCCGCAAGACGGGGGCGCATTTTACGATAGCAATAAAAAGATTATCGGCGGTTGGGGAAGCGACCCGTTCGCCACAAATACGGAATTTGACATACCAAGCAATGCCGCATATATCCGGTTTAATGTAATCAAAGCGCATTACGCCAACGGGACGGCATGGTTGAGATTGGGAACGTTGGACGCCCCGAACGTCTTACAAGGTCAAACCGTGCATCCGATTTATAAGGACGATTTGGCAAAGGAGTACGAATTAGAAACCAACCAACGGTTTTATCGTGCCAAATTATCCGGCAAAATTACCTTTGTCCGGGATGATTACGACTATATAAACCGTCAATCGTTCGACAATGAATTTTTGTATTGCATTGAAAAGAGCGACGACGGCGGGCGTACATGGTTCCAATACTTTCAAGGCAAGTTTATGAAAACCGATTGCACGTTTACCGATTACGATAAAAAGGTTGTTGTACAACCGGACGCAATCGACGATTATAACGACGTGTTGGCGGGATTGGAAAAGGAATACAATTTAATAACGTTAGCCCCGACAATCCAACGGATAACGATAAACAAGCGTCCATTAATTCAAATATACGTTCCGGGGGATAGTGTTGTTTCTTGTTTTTTGGGCGGTACGAATTGGGAACAAGACGCAAACGCCACGACCGACCAAAACGCACTAATACAAACCTATCATTTTGCACTATGTAATATTTTGAAAGAAATACAAATTACGTCGCACGGTTCCCCGGCGGTAATATCCGGGCTTTATACCGGGCGAATGGCGACGGGTGCAAGTGCAGACGTTTTCGAGGGAAAATTATACCCGGAATCAAACGTAAATTATTATATCTATATTACGCAACAAAGAATTGACGGTTCACCGTTTGGGGCTGTTGCGGTCGAGATACGCAAACAATCCGATGATACGGCAATGTTTCGTTATACAAAGGTTGCAACGTCGCCTTTTGATACATTGGAGTTTGATTTAACCGCTGTTGAGGGTTCCGGCGCAACGGGTACAATGCACGCCGATATGAAAAGTTATAATATATACGCCCGGTATTTGTGCGACGTGGAGAAAATCGACGACCTTAATACATATCCATTGCCCGCCGATGATATAGTTGATAATAACCGTAATTATAGGCGTGCGATTGGTTACGCAATCGACGTGGCGTTTATTTCAAACAACTTTTCAGATACCCCGACCGAGTGGGGATTAGCGGACAACGGAAAGTATTTTGCGCCGCCTTATTCCATATACGGACAAACGTTTTATCCAATCGCCCGGTCAACGTGGCGTTATGCGTCGTTGTGGTTTGGGTTTTATTTGATGGATTGGATATTAGAGGAAAAAGCACGAAAAGCATATACTTTGCGGGATGCGTTCCCGGTTGCGTCTTGTATATCCGTTTTGCTCAATCAGATTGCACCGGGTATAACACACGCAGCCACGGCGGAATACAGTCAATTTTTATACAGCGGTAACAACCCAATATCCGGGTTGAATTTCCGTTTGCTTGTATCACAGAAAACCAATATTATAAACGGGGAATATCAGCAACCCGCACAAAAAGCCCCGACGACCTTACAACAATTTACCAATATGTTACGGGATTGTTTTAAATGTTATTGGTTCATTGAGGACGGCAAATTTAAAATCGAACATATCCAATATTTCCGCAATGGCGGTTCCTATTCCGGCGGGGCTATATTAAGCCACGATTTGACAAAGGAATTGAATTTGCGCAACGGGAAACCGTGGGCGTTCAACACGTCGGAATATTCGTTTGATAAGGTCGATTTGCCGGAACGTTACCAATTTGAATGGATGGACGACGTTACGGCGGCATTTGAAGGGTTGCCGATACAAGTAATAAGCAAGTATGTAACGCCCGGAAAGGTTGAGGAAATTAATATATCAAACTTTACGTCCGATATTGATATGATGTTGTTAAACCCCGGCAATATGAGTTCGGACGGGTTCGCCTTGTTTGCCGCCGTTCCGCCAACGTCCGGGTCGCAATGGATATTACCATTTACCCGCCAAACTATTAACGGGGTCGAATACTTTTTGCAAAACGGATATTTGGCGTTTATCAATCTGCAATCCCCGTATTGGTTATATGATTTACCCGCCCGTCGTGTATCAATAAACGGTTCCGAGGTTTACGCATACGGTATTGAGAGAAAGAAGAAACAAACGTTTAGTTTTCCGGCAAATGACGACCCAAACCCGATGCAACTAATAAAAACGTATATCGGTAACGGTCAAGTTGATAAATTAAGCGTAAATTTGTGTAGTCGAAACATTAAAGCAACGTTGAAATATGATACAGAATAACAATATAAGCGTATTGCCGTGGTACACGTCAATAGAGCAGCAGAACCACCGTAAAAGTTACGCATACGGGCAAATATACCCATTGTTCGCACCGGCTGATAGATTATTGCCGTTTCAGATAATAAGAAATACCCGTTCAAATTCTGTTACGTCTGTTATTCTATATGATAAAACCGGAAAACAAATTGCAAATATAACAACATACATGAGGGAAACCGGATTGCAAGTTGTCCGGTTTCAGTCGTTGGGATATGATGTAATATTATACCCGGCAATATTACCCATGCCGTTAAATCAGTTTGACGGAATTTATTATTTGCGGTTATCTGATGGCGTTCAAACGTGGTATTCTGAAATGTTTACGGTTGTGCAGGACGTTTCCGGTTATTTGAAAATTGATTGGTGGGACATTGAAAATTTAGTGTTTGACGCCGGACAAATAGTTTATAAAAATCCGACATTCAAAAACATGTTATATCTTTGTACCGAGTTAGGAAAACCGGATTATGAATTTGAAGAGGACGGCGAGGAAAGGGACGGTTATTTTTTCCCGGAAAAACAAATTTCGGTAAAGACGTTCAAATGTACTATATTGGCACCGGAATACTTATGCGATGTTATGCGTTTTATTCGCATGGCTGATTATATACACATAACGGATAAATACGGCAGGGAATACGATTGCGATACGTTTCTAATTACCCCAAAATGGCAGACGCAGGGAGATTTGGCGAGCGTGGAAATAGAATTTCAGACAGCAACCGTCGTTAAAAAAATAGGTCGTGGATATTTAGGGGCAAATATTGGCGATTTTAACAGCGATTACAATAATGATTTTAATAACGATTAAATTAATTAGTTATGGCGAATTATCAAGAATTAAAACAAGCGATTGCGGATGTTATAAAAACAAATGGCAATCAAGAGATTACCGGAGCAATTTTGCAAAGTACGTTGTTATCTATTGTCAATGGAATAGGAGTAAACAGAACATTTGCGGGTATAGCGACGCCAACAACCGTGCCGGGAACCCCGGACGCAAATGTTTTCTATTTAGCCGCCCAACCGGGGGCGTATGTGAATTTTGGTAGCAATGCAGTTGTTACCGATACCGTCCAAGTGTTTTACAACAATGCGGGCAATACGTGGAGCGCATGGACGTTGCCAATTGCGCCCCAACAAACGACGTATAATATAGCGGCGCAAGATAGTTTTTACCAAAATCGAACGTTAGACAAATCAGACCGGGCAAAATGGGTTGCGGCTTTTACCGGGGTAAAAGTTGTTTTCAACAATATTATCCCCGCTAATTATCCCAACATACAAATTGCCGTTTCATTGGTACGTCGTACAACGGAAACAAACCACGAATTACGTTTTAAGATAAATACGGGTTCGGGTTGGGCGTATATTGGTTCAAATTGGGCAGATGCAAACAGCCCGGAAAATGCTAACGGAGGTGCAACGCCATACAACCGAACGTTTGTTTATGGTGCGGGAACCGTTCAGATACAATGTGCAATTGATTGGTCAGCATTTGCAATCGGTTCGTTAATCTTTGTTGACGATGCTTCTGACGCAACCCCGTATTATGTGTTGTCGCCCAACAATATTTTTTTATCGGACTTAAATACTTTTAATCCGTCAACAATTGATTTATCCAGCAGGCAGGCAAATATAATCAATAACGCTGTTAGAACGTTTGTGCCAAATTGTGCGGCAGTACCCAGAAATGTACCGTTACCCGTTTATGTATTCAAAACGCCGTACAAATTTTCCGACAATCTTAATTATTTCTTTGAGATTGGAGCAAAAACAAGTTCAATCGGCAAAGTTGGATATAAGACAATGACGATTTCGTTTTGGGGACGTTCAAGTAATTCGACATGGAATTACTATACGCCTAAATTCTTTTGGAGCGACGGCAACACGACCCCAGTACGTTTGTGTATTAGTTCTGACGGCTTTATTTGTATAGCCATAGGAGCCGACAATATAAAGTTATCAACAACGTTGGGGGGCAACCTTGCATTATATATAAAAAAGGTCGGATTGGATAAGTTTGGCTCCAATGTTCCCGAACCTTTATATGACGGTTGGAGTATTACCGGAATGCAAAGTTTGGATGATACATATACAAACATATTCCAAGTCGAAAACGGGAACGCACTAGAAAATGCATTGCAAAACGGATACCAAATAAAACCAACCCCAATCAATATTGCAACCACATTTACACCATTGGTTGCCGTCTCTTTGGGAGGTTCACGATATCCGGGTTATAAAATGAAAATTGCATTGCCCGTCGCTTTTACCCCGTCGTTAAATACGGCATATCGTATGCGCATACAGATAAAGGATATATCAAACAAAGGTTATGGTATTACGGAGGCTATATTGGAATTTTTTGGGAGTTCGGTGTCTCCATATCTTCGATATGGAGTAATTTACAAAGATGCACGTTTCCCAATGGATGTGCGGGTTGGACTGAATGGAACACGTTATTATGTATTGTTAGACGGCGATTTGTGGGGTAATACCGTTGTTACAATACCGGAATTTACGGCGTATAACAATACGACCTTAAACGATACATTAATAAGTGATTTTGTGTTTTCGACATACACAGAGGACGAATTGGCAGACTATGTAACCATATATACCCCCCCGGTATATCAAAATGCAACAATTGATTATGTAAATAATGCGATAAGCAACATAGAAAATGTTGTACAACCCGTAAAAGCAAAAAGTTACGCAATTTTTGGTTCTTCAAAATCCACGACACGCAATGCGTATTCCGGTTGGTTGGCTTATTTGGTTGACGGTTTGTTAGCACTTGCGAACAAAACAACGAATTTGATAACAACGGGAACCGTTGCAAATCGTCCATATAATCAAAAGGTATTGACAAATACAGCCAAAGGGATTGTTAACAAAAAAATAACGGGCGTTGGCAGTTCATTAGCTTTTACCGTATTCGGTTCGCACGTCGATTTAGTGCAATTTATTGAGCGAACAACCAATTACGCAACATTTGATATTTACGACAATGATGTAAAAATTGGCTCTTATAACAATCGTAATAAAACAATGTTGGGACAACGTACACAGACATTTGCCGGAACGGGTGCGCAAAAGTCTTTTGTTATCGACCATTTGGATAGTTATAATTTTGCCGTTACAGTTAATGGAACGGCAAAAACGGTATCCATGAACCCCGGTTTATCCGGCGGCGATTGTTACGCAGTTCGTACAATAATGACATTTGCCCCGTATAATGACGGACAACCCCGCCGTATATTGTATTTCCCGGTTGCCCCGGCAAATGGTACGACAATCCAATTGACGTATAACGTAGGACGTGCGATTGGCTTTACTCAATCGGATTTCAACGAGGACGAAAACGGGAATACGGAAAATGTAAATCCCGTAAATATTGCAAGCCTTACGGCGGATGCGGTTACACGTTCGGGTTATCCGTTAAGCCCTGTTATTAACAACCCGGATGCCGTGTTGCGTTTTTCATTTGACGCATACGGTATGCACCGTATCAAAATAGTAATTACAGGTGGAACCAATCCGTATTTCGATTTTGATTTTGCGTGCGCCGAATTAAATGACTTTATGAACGCCGCATTTGGCGGGTATGATTTGTTTAGGGCTATTAGCGAAAACCAATGGCACGATTGGCGATGCGTTCGTTATTTGCCTTATTTTGATGTTCTAATGTTGGAATATGGAACAAACGACGACCGTTATCAAATCGACCGGGTATTGGTTCGGGAACAAACATTCACGTTGGAGGAAATAAAGAACGTCAAGTTAAAGGAGGTTATTTATATTACTAATACGGGAAACACAAGTTTTCAAACGGGGTTATGTACCGGAACAATACAGGCAATTACGCCTTTTTCTTTGACGTCTGACGATATAAAGACGTCAGAAATTGAGGTTGGCGATTTTATCAAAATCGGCGAATATCGTAGCGATTGGCGGGAATTTGCAGTTAGAACGGTTGCAACGGTTGATAAAGTAAACGGCGTTGTTACATGGGTTAAACCGTTCAGCGTATCGGAAATATGGCATTACAATAATTTGTCCGATATGGTCGGCGCACAATTTGCCGTTCGTCGATTGGGTCAAGTTCGCACTAATTACAACACATTGGTTGAGAAATTCAAGGCGTCAAACCCTAATGCGCAATTATTAGTCGTTGGTATAAGTGCATTTAACACGAACGATTATTGTAGCGGTTGGGGGTATAACGAATTACAACAGGAAATAGCCGACCAACACGACGGTACATTCGTTAATATATCCGACGAACAAATACGTTTTAACGACGGTGCGTTGTCTAACCCAAAAATCATAAACATACCGTCGTCGGGCGTTGCAGATTATGTAGTTGACGGGGCGGACATTGGTAACGTTAATCGTGCGTTCCGTGTATGGGTAAACGGCGTTGATGTTACCGGAATTGATGCGTATGTTGAACGTACCGACGGTTGGTTTGTTACATCTGACGTTGACCCGTCGTTAATTCATTTAACGCAGGGTCAAGATTGGAACCAAGTTGTACCGTTTGCAACCGATTACGCCGTTAAGCCTGTAAAGGTTCATTTTTACGGGAATGTTCCGGCGTCAAGCGATACAATACAATTGGTTGTCGGCGGTTTTGGTTGGAGTGACGACGGGGTACACCAAACAGAAAGCGGAAACCAAACATACGGAAGTTGTATTTTAAAAGCAATTACCCAGTAACTAACTAATGGGAGGGCGGGAAACCGCCCGCCCTATTTCATTTATGAATATGCAAGAACGTAACATTATCAACGGAACAACACGGTTGACAACCGCACGGAATTTATGTTGTGCGAGATTATAAAGCAATAACCAAAACGGGGGCGGTTTACCGCCGCCCCTTAACTCTTTATTTATGGACGATATGGATAAAATTTTTAGTTGGGAACAATGGCGTATGATATTCGCCACGACCGCAAGCCCGTTATTTGCATATCTGACCCCGACGACGGGGTTTATGTATGCGTTAGTTATTATGTTTGCGTTCAACATTTGGGCGGGAATGAGGGCGGACGGCGTGGCGATAAGGAATTGCAAACGCTTTTCGTTCCATAAGTTTAAGAACGCATTGGCGGAATTGCTTTTGTACGTCGTTATTATACACGTCATTTATTCCGTTATGTTGCAATGTGGCGACGACGGGGCGGCAATGATTGTTATTAAGTCGCTTACATACGTGTTCATGTATGTATATTTGCAAAATGCGTTTCGCAACTTAATTAAGGCATACCCGAAGAAAATAGCCTTACGGATAATATACCATGTTATCCGGTTGGAATTTACACGGGCGTTGCCGTCTTATTGGCAACCAATAATCGAGCGTTTCCAAAAGGAAACCGATGACGATATTATTAACGATAAAGAAAAGGAGGTAAGAAAATGAAACCTATTGTTATTTTAGACAACGGACACGGCGAAGAAACCGCCGGGAAACGTTCCCCGGTTTGGGGCGACGGTTCCCAATTGTTTGAATGGGAGTTTAACCGTGACATTGTACGCCGTATTGCGGCGATGTTAAAAGCCGATGGCGTAAAGTTTGAAATTTTGGTACCGGAGGAAACCGACGTATCATTACCGGAGCGTTGCCGCCGTGCAAACGTTATCCATGCGGATTGCGGCAACAACGCCGTTTTGTTTAGCGTTCACGGGAACGCCGGAGGCGGCACCGGGTGGGAATGTTATACCAGCGTAGGACAAACGAAAGCGGATGCAATCGCAACCGTACTTTGTAATGAGGCGGAAAAAGAGTTTGCCCCGGATGGTTGGAAAATGCGCTTTGACCATACCGACGGCGACCCGGACAAAGAAAACCAATTTTACATTCTGAAACATACGGTTTGCCCGGCGGTATTATCTGAAAACTTTTTCATGGATACCGAAAAAGATTGCCGTTTTATGTTGTCAGACGCCGGGCGTGAACGTATTGCAAAAATTCATTATGAAGCGATAAAACGTATCTTATGAAAAAATATTTAATAATAGCGGCAATTGCTTTGGCGGTTGCCGCCGTTGTCACTATATGGGTGCAACGTTCCCGGATTAATACGTTGACCGGGGAAAGGGACAAATACAGAACCAACACGGAAACGTTATTGCAGGAAGTTTCCCGATACCAAACGAAAGATAGTTTGAACGCCGCCAAAGTTGGGGTTTTGGAACTGAAATTGTCAGAGTTTGAAAAATACCGGGCGAGCGATGCGGAGTTGATAAAGACGTTGCAGACAAAGAACCGGGATTTGGAACGGGTTACAACAACCCAAATGGAAACAATCAACGAATTGCGGGCAACCGTCCGGGATAGTGTTGTATATTTACCCGGCGATACGACGACCGTTTTACGATGCGTCGATATTGTCGAACCGTGGTTTGAGTTGCACGGATGCGCCACGCCGGACGGACAATTTACCGGGGCGCATATAAACCGGGATAGTCTGTTGATTGTCGAAACGGTACAATACAAACGGTTTTGGGGGTTCCTTTGGAAAACCAAAAAGATAAAGAACCGGGAAATTGATGTTGTAAGCAAGAACCCGGCAACAAAAATATTGGGCGTTGAGTTCGTAACCATAGAAAAGTAACTTTTATTGTTCATAATACCGGGAAACGGGGATTGTAACCAAGCGTTGCAACCCCGTTTTTGTTTTTGCCCGTTTTTAGCCCCGTATTTCGATTATTTTGTTTGAATGGATAATGTACCCACCCCGGCAAATAAAGTGGCTTAAAATGAAAATTCGCCAAAAATAACTTTGCAGGGAGCCAAAAGAAACTTTTTTTATCCGCAAATCGAAAATAAAAGAAAATTCTTTTGGTAGTTAAAATAAAATGCCTTATCTTTGTGCCATGTTAATAAAACGACCGGGCGTTTTCCCGGTAACAAAAAGAGCGATACAATGAAGCCCGCAGATATTTACAACGGTTTGGAATATACAACAAGAGAGATTAACCGTACTTTCAAAATCAAAGTAAACGGATTGTTCAACGGCAAAAAGATTAACACGTTGGTTGGCGTTTCCGGTTTGATTAAGTTAGTAGGCGTTGAAATGGCGAACAAATTATTGCGCCGTGCTTTCCGTTGTGTCAAAGACGCCGAACATTGTAAGTTGCGCCGGGGTTTGAAAATATCCTTTTATTATTACTAATCCGACCGGGCGGGTTCCCGGAACCAAATAAATTTCAAATATGGAAACAAAGAAAAGAACACAGGCGACGGACATTGCCGAGATTGCAACCAAGTTAGACGGCAAAGTTGAATTTTCGTCAATCATTTACAGCCAAAAAATGTTGTCGGAGAAATACCGGGAAACGGGGGTAAACGATATGTATTTTATCGGCAAAAAATTTGGGTTGTGGTTTTATACAAGCCGGGCGGCATTAGATAGCCTTTGTTATCTGCAAAACCCTAAATTCCCGACGTGGGTATTGTGCGAAAATTCATTGAGTTTGTACGAAATAAGATAATAACCCGCCGGGGGTTCGTCCCCCGGCACAATAACAAAGATTATGGCAAAGTATATTTTGAGCAAGAAAGCGAAAGGCAAAAAGTATCAGTACACCGTTACCGACGAAAAAGGCAACGTTATTTCAACAAGAACGTCCGCCCGTGATTATGTGGCGTGTACCGCCAACGGCGAATTTTATTTTGGGCGGTTGGACTTAATCGGCAAAGGCGACCACGGCAAAGGGTTGAGCCGCACGACGGAAATATTGGCAAACCCCGAACGGGCGTATAAAAAGCAAGTTGCGTACTTTGTGCCGTCTTATCGGAAAGAATGGATTGCCGAGAACCCCGCCGACGAATGGATTGCCCGCAATGTTAATTGGGCGACCGAACGCCAAAAAGAATTAAACGCAATCGCATATTTACAGCCGGGGGAATAACCCCGGCTTTGCCTGTTATGGATATACGATTGACAGAGGAACAACGGGAAATATTGAGCGGTAGAATTTGCCCGTATTGCCACGTTCCGACCGAGTACAAAAATAGTATTGAGGTTTACGGCGTTGATTATGGAATGATTTATTATTGTCCCCAATGCGGGGCGTATGTGGGTGTTCATAAGGGAACCGACCGGGCAAAGGGTCGATTGGCAAACGCCGAGTTGCGCCGATGTAAGATTGAAGCGCACCGATATTTTGATGAGTTGTCAAACGTGGACTAATGAAGCGACGGGAGGCGTACAAATGGTTATCCGACCAATTGGGATTACCCCCGGAATATACGCATATTGGAATGTTTAACCCCGAAACGTGCGCAAAGGTCGGTGGACGTTTCAAAAAAGTATTTATTAACCATGCGATTTGCATTAAGACGACAGGATAAAATAAAAGCGCATTTTGAACCCAACGGGGACGAAATGTTGAACCGGATAAAAGAGAGTTTAACCCGGTTTTTTGCCGCCGACCGTTCGGAGTTCCCGGAGGGATACCGGGAAATTGAGGACTGTTTTAACCAATTGCCGGGGGAACCATACCCGACCATTGCAATAAACGACGTCGGTAACGACGACCGAATGATTGAATTTTATGTTACCGGAAAACAATACGACGTTTACCACGTCGCATTTAAGGGGTTTACAAAGGGTTAAGATATGGAAAGCGTAATTATTGAGGAAATGCGGGCGTTCTTACGATTGGATTTGCCCGACCGACAAAGACAATATTTTACCGATACAATCGCCGCCGCAAAACGTGTTGAGGTCGTAAAAGCGGCGGACGTATTCGACGAACGGGAAATTGAATTGATACGCCGGACGGTTCGCCCGGTAGTCAAAGAGTGTTATAAAAATGCGCATTTGCTGACGTTGTTATTTCCCGACCGGGTGCAATACGTTGAGGGCAAAACGAACGTATTTATACCAATCGACCACGCATTTAACCGGGTCGGGAACAAATATATTGACATTACGTTTGAGTTCGCATTGGGGTTAGACCCAACGCAATACGAATATGTGGCGTTTGGGGAATATCCGGCGGGCGTTATTGAGGAAATAACCGACCAAACGGGATATTATGGCGATATATACCGATTTTGTTATTGTGCGGCGCAAATGGCGTTGGAAAAGATGAACCCCCGGACGTAACAGATACGCCGGGGGTTCGGTACGCAGTAACCGAGAGCGATTTTTGGTAATGCGGTATTGCAAAGGTAGGTTAAAAATCGGATATTTCACGCACCCAGCAAAAATGATTTCGCAATACAAAGATTATATTTTTGGTAATTAAAAAAATCTTTCTACCTTTGCAGAACAAAAGATTAACAGCCTACCCGGAGGGATACCGGGAAATGATATGAAAATAAAAGAAAGTGAGCAATTAAAGATGTTGGCGACCGAAAGCGGGAAAACAGCCAACCAAGTATCCGAAACAATCGTTACGGAGTTAATCAACAAACAGATTATCGAGAACATAAGCGACAATTGGGGGTTCCCGGTCGCCGATTGTTACGAACGGGATGTTTTCGTAGTGGAAATGGTGGACGTTATCCGGGCAATTGGTATTTCCCCGGTTCGTTCCGTCCATTTGGACGCCCTGTTGGAATGTGTATTGATTGGCGACGATGATTGCCCGGAGTGTGGCGGGGAAATGGAGGTTACAGACGGCGAATATAGACGTACCGGAGGCGACGGATATTTGACCCCGCCGGAATATAGCCCGATTTGGGAGGAAAAAACGTGCCGCAATTGCGGATATAAAGAGAGCAACAAACCAAGTTATTAACAAAAAAAATTTAAGTTATGGCATTGAGATTAAGAGTAAACGAAGCAATCGCCCGTTCCGAGGCGAACGGGAAAAAGGTTTTGAAAAAAGACATTGCCGCCCGTCTTTTTGAGGGTGCAAGCGAGAGCGCACAACAGGTAAATATGACGAATTTGTGTAACGGCACAACCAAACGAATTGTCCCGGAATGGGTCGTTATTATTTGCGAAATGTTGGATTGTTCGGCGGATTACTTGTTTGGCATGGAGGGCGGAAACAATGAAAAGTAAGTTTATCGAATGGTTGGAAGCCGCCGCCGAAACCATGTTTTCCGGGTTATTTCAAGCGAAAGCCCTAATTGTTACGTTTGGCGCATTGGGGTTATGTTGTTTGATTGGCGCATTTTGGAACCCGTGGCAATTGTTATTGGCGGTAATGTGCGCCGCAATGGTATTATGTGGAATTTCAGAATATAAAAAGTACAAGTAATGAGAGCAAAGAGCGATAAACCGGGCGACCCGGTAAAAGAGGTTGCGGGAACCGTCGGCAATGTTGCCCCGGATATGTTCCCGGAGATTAACGATGAACAACAAACAATTATTCCCCCGTTCGTTGAGGTTCAACCGGAAAAACCAACCGGAGTGTTTGAGATAATACCGGGCATGACGGTTGAGGAAATGACGGCAATGTTTTTCGACGAAAAAACATTGATTGAACCCCCGTATAAGGTTTGGCAGTTAAACAGCAAGGGACACCGATATTATTACCGATATGACGACGCCGGGAACCCGGAGTTTTTCCCGTCGGTTACAACCATATTGTCCCAAACATTACCCAAAGCCCCGCACCTTATAAATTGGATTGCGAACAAAGGCATTGAGGAAGCCGAGCGATACAAAGGCGAACGGGCGGCGTATGGAACGTTTATGCACGCCGCATTTGAGGAATTATTGATTAACCGGGCGTATGATTTGGACGGACTGAAAGGCAAACTAAAAGAATACATTGAGGTTTACCGATTGCCGGACGACTTTATTTATTACGCCGACGATTTGAAAAAGGACGTATTGGCGTTTGCGCAATTCGTATTGGATTATGATGTACGACCGTTAGCCGTTGAAATTGCGTTGGTACACCCGTATTACAAGTACGCCGGAATGATTGATTGCCCGTGTACCATGCGGGCAAAGATTGGAAGCGACGACCGGATTAACGCAATTGTCGATTTCAAAAGCGGGCGAAAAGGTTTTTACGAGGAAAGCGAAATACAATTAGGAATGTACCGGGATATGTGGAACGTCAATTTTGAGCAATTCCCCGTTACCCGTATTTTCAATTTCAGCCCGAAAGATTGGCGCAAAAAACCGTCGTACAATCTGAAAGAGCAAACCGAAAGCCCCAATATACGGAAAATCCCCTATCTGTTGGAGATTGCCGCCATTGAGGACGAAAAGCGGGACAACACGTTTACGGCGGTTAATGGTATGGTTGTATTGGACGACGCCCCGGATTTGTCCCAAAATGTAATATCGTTGTCTTTGGCGGAATTGATTAAAACGAAAGCCCCCAAAGAGGCGACCCCGGACGAAACCACGGACGCCGCCGATACCGTCAAAGCGGATGCGGTTGCCCCGGAACAAACGTCGGAACCGGAGATTAAGAAAACAAAGATTGTGAAACGCACCGGGAAAAAGACAAAGGAGACGGAAAAGAAGCCCGCCACGGGGCGAAAGACGGCAAAACGGACGGTTGCACCGGAAAAGGAACAAAAGCCCGCAAATGCGCCCAAAAAGCCCAAAAACGAGAATAAGAAAAGATTGTTGAACGACGACCCCGAAATATGAAAACGATAAAAAGATTTGATTGCTATTTGATAAACAAAAACGGCGTTGTTTTCTCTAAAATAACGGGGAAAGAATTAAAGCCGTTTTTGCGTAAGGGTTATTTGTGTGTTTGTCTTTATAATTTTGGTATAAAATGTACTATCTATGTTCATAGATTAGTTGCCGAAACATATATTGATAATCCACGAAATAAACCTTGTATCGACCATATCGACGGGAACCCGTTTAATAACCATGTGGATAATTTGCGTTGGGTTACACATTCGGAAAATAACAATAATCCGATTACAAAACAACGGCAATCTAAAAGCGCAAGTAAGCCAATGACGGGTAAATTTGGAGCCAATAACCACTTATCAAAAGCGGTTTTAATGCTTAAAAATGGCGTTGTTATTAAAGAATACCAATCTATAAATTTGGCAGAAAGGGACGGTTTTAATAATTCGCTAATAGTAAGATGTTGCAAAGGATTACGCAAAAAACATAAAGGTTATGAATGGAAATATAAAAGGTAGAATTGTTAGACCGGAGGCGGAAAAATCCCGTTTGATTTTGCCCCGTGTCGGACAAATAAAAATCGGAATGAAAAACGCCAACGGATACCCGCAAAGCGTGGATTATTTCATACCAACGGGAAAGTATGCCGGGTTATTTACACAGGCATACGGCGAAAAACCCCAAACAATTCAAATCGTTTTCCCGGACGACGACCCGGCGAAAGTATGCAACGAGCGGTACGAGTACCGGGACGACGACGGACGATTGATTGCGGCGGGCGACGGCGAAACGTTCCAAGTTTGGGACGGCAAAAAGTACGAAACATTGACAACGGAGGAATACCCGAATTTGATGTTGGCAATTACCAAGCGTTACCCCAATCGGAAAAGCAAGCAGGACGGACACGACGGTTGGGAAATTACGTTGACGTTGAATTTCATTGTACCGTTGGTACGTGGCGTTGCCGGGGTATGGCAGTTTTCAACAAAGGGTACGGCGTCCACAATCCCGCAAATTCGGGAAACGTTCGACGGTATGTTAGCGGAACGGGGATTTTGTAAGGGAATTATATTTGATTTGAACGTACAATTTGCCACGACCCAAAAGCCCGGCGACAAATCCCGGTTCCCGGTTGTTTCGTTGGTTCCGAACGAAAGCCCGGACAATGTTTTGAAAGTGCGTAAAGCGTGGGAACCTGTTAAACAATTGGAGGGCGGCGACAATGGAAAAGAAAATTGAAATTTCGGTTGGCGACGTAATTGTTGTTAATCATGTGGAAATTAGAGCCGAAAAACGGACGGGTTGGCAGGGTTGCGAATGTTGTTTTTTCCACAAATCCAACGGTTCATGTATGCGTTTCCCCTGTAATGCAGGGGAAAGGAAAGACGGTATAAACATTAAATTTGTGAGAAATGACAATAAGAGATAGCAATTTTATAACGATTTTAGCCCCGATGATTACCCGGTTGAAATTAAAAGGGAACGAATTATTGGTTTTCGCTTTAATTCATGGGTTTAGTCAAGACGGGGAAAGCCGTTTTAAGGGTTCGTTGAAATACCTAATTGAGTGGACGGGGTTAGATAAAACGACCGTTATTAAAATACTCAAATCGTTAGTTGAGAAACAGTATATTAACAAATTTGAGTACGAAAAAAATAAGGTTCGTTATTGTGAGTACACGACGAATTATTGGGCGGCTTTAGAGTGGTTGGAAAATCCCACCACCCCCCCGGTTGGAAAATCCAACCACCCCGGTTGCGAAACACCACCACCACCCCGGTTGGAAAATCCAACCACCCCGGTTGGAAAATCCAACCCTATATTAAATACCGATATGGATAACTCTTTTGGTATTGATAAGGATAAACCCGCCAACGAGGTTGCCGGGGATTTATTCCCGGACGAACAATTGGAGGTTCAGAAAGATAAAAAAAGAACGTCTATATTTCGCAATTCCGATGTTTACAAATTGGTTAAGTTCGGGGCGGACGGCGTAAATGATTATTCCGAGTTTGAAAAATTGTTTGCGACGCCGGAATTTGAAAAGGTCGATTTGGTTTATTATTTCCACACGGTCGCCGATTGGTCGGAAACCAAACAGGGAGTTAAGCGAACCCGCACGGGTTGGATTGCGACGGTACGCAATTTTATCCGGGGAGATATTGAGAAAAAGAAATTGCATTTGAAACCGGAATACCAAGCCCCGCAAAGACGGTTGAACGTGGCGGGCGCAATGGAATTTCTTAATGACGATTATTGATTATGGGAAATTTGCCGGAAAAAGTAAATACGCAATCCGTGGCGTTGGCGATATACAACCCAACGCCCGGTACAAAAGCAATCGACATACGCCGACAAATGTTGCAATTACCGGAGGTTGCCAAATCGTTATCCGGGGTCGAAAAGTACATTTTCGCCGCCTCAACGAAAATGCAAATTGCCGATATTGACGACGGCACGTTGATTGCGAAAACCGGGCAAATGTTCCGGTTTATTGCAATGGACGTCGGGTATATAATCCCGACCAATTCGGAAGATTGGGCGTACATTTGTACCCGGTTGTTGGATATACTCAAAAAATACTATTCGCAAATGACATTGGCGGATATTAAGTTGGCATTTGAATTGGCGACGACCGGGGAATTGGACGACTATTTGCCGAAAGACAGTCAAGGCAACCCGGACAAAAAGCATTACCAACAGTTTAACGCCGATTATTTCGCAAAGATACTGAACGCATACCGCCGGAAACAAAATGGGGTTATACATAAAGCGTATAAGGCATTGCCGGAGCCGAAAAAGGAATTGACGCCGGAGGAAAAACGGTATTATCACAACCAAACCGTCGCCCGATGTAGGGAGGTATTTTTGCAATATAAATATACCGGGCGGTTTGTGTTGGGGATTACTGACGGAATGTTGATTTATGATTGGTTGCGAAAGTTGGGTTTTGCCAATGAGGTTGCCGGAACCGAGGACGACCGCAAACAAGCATTTGCCCGATATATGCAACGTGTCGCCCGTGGGTTCGTCAACAAGTACGAGGCGTACCACGTCCAACGTAAGGGAACCGACGCCCCGGAGTTGGATTTTACGGCGTATGAGATAGCGAGGGACAAAGAGATTGCCCGGACGTTTGACCGAATGATTGCCGACGAATTACAGATTGATAACTATTTAGATTTTTGGAAATGAACAAAATAACGATTGATTGTATTATTGGGATTGACCCCGGAAAAACCGGGGGGATTGCCGTTTGGCGTCCGAACCATAAAACCGAGGTAATAAAAATGCCGGGCGACCTTATGGAGTTGCGGCAATGGTTTGATTATATGAAAAGTATTTGCCGCCCATTGGTATTCGTCGAAAAGGTTCAATTGCGCCCGGACGACGTGAACGACAACCCCGGTAAGGCGTTCCGGGTTCAAAAACTGTTATCCGAGTTCGAGAAACTGAAAGCGATAATTGCCATGTGCGACGTACCGTTTGTTTTGGTACACCCCCAAAAATGGCAAAATGAATTGAAATTGCGGGTTAAGGGAGAGGAAAAGCCGGAGCGCAAAAAGCGATACCAACGAGCCGCCGCCGATTATTACCCCGATGTTAAGGCGACGTTGTGGAACGCCGACGCCCTTATGATAATGCACTTTGGACGGTACATTTTGCACAACAACCCCCGTTGGGTTTTGGAGAATTTGCCCGCCCCGATGCACGACCGTTTATTTTAAGCCCCGTATTTCGATTATTTTGTTTGAATGGGTAAATGGCAGACGAAAACAAAAGCCCGCAAATCGAAAATCCGGCGAAAATAACGTTGGAAGAATTGGCGTACATGGTTAAACAGATGCGCCACAACCAACGGAGGTGCGAACGGAACCCAACGCCGGAAAAGATTGCAACCCGGACGGCATGGGAACAAAAAGTTGACGGCGTTATTGCCGTCTTAACAGATACGCAAATGAAATTATTTTGATTTTATCCCGGTACGACTTGCACCGTATCGGGATTATTTTTCACCCTAATACGAAAATAAAAGAAAAAAGTTTTGGTAATTAAAATATTTACCGTAATTTTGTGGTATGAAATAACAACGACCGGGCGTTTTCCCGGTAACACTAAAATATAAAAGTAATGAGAGCGAAAACAACAATCAGCGATTTCCGGTTTGAGTTTGCCGGGTACGGACATTGCAAAGTAACTTACACGTCGCCCGTTACGGGTAAAAGTTGGACGACCTGTATAAGCGTTTGGAAAACTTTATTGCCGATTGCACCCAGTCGGAGGTTGACGCCAACCGGGATGCGCTTAACAAGGTGCAAAGCATGATACACCAAAGAATGATATTAACAAACAAATAAGTAGTAACCGCCGGGGGCAACCCCGGCATAAAAAGAGCGATAAAATGATTATCAAAAAATTAGAGTTGTCGAATTTCCAAGTAATTAAGGAGTTCAACGCAGATTTTGAGGGTAATGTATATTTCATTACCGGGGACAATGAGTTAGGAAAATCCACGCTATTAAAGGCAATCGGGGCGTTGTTGACCGGGAACCGGGACGCCGTGTTGCGTAATGGCGAGGACAAAGGGTTTGCCAAAATGGTTGTCGGCGACGACGGCGAGGAATACGACGTTGAATTGCGGTTTACCAAAGCCAACCCCCGTGGTACGTTATCAATCAAACAGAAAACAACCGGGATGCGGTCGGATAACGTAAGTATGTTGCAAAAGGTTTTCGGATATACGGATTTTGACGCCGTGGAGTTTTCCCGGTGGTCTGAAACCGCCGAGGGTCGCCGAAAGCAAGTGCAATACGTCCGGGCATTGTTGCCGGAGAATGTGCAAAAACGTATTGCCGAGATTGACGCCGAGGTTATGACCGTTAAGGAGAAAAGAAAGGACGCCAACGCCGAGGTCAAGACGTACACGACCATTTGCGCCGCCGCCGAAAAGCAGTTGAAACCGGGCGACGTCAAAACGTATGCCGAGAAAATCGACATTGCCGATTTAATGGAGGAACAAAACGAGAACGCCCGGTTGATTGAGAAAGCGAAAACCGTGCGTACCGCATTGCAAACCCGGACGGAACAATTGGAGGCAATCCCCGGTCGTATCAAAGCCGCCGAGGAAACCAAGAATACAGAGATTGACGCCGCAATAAAGTATGAGGCGGAAGCCCAAGCCGAATACGACCGGATTGTTGCCGAGGCAAAAAAGGCATTGGAAGCGGCAAAGAAAAAGAGCAAAGCCGATGCGAAAGCCGCCGCCGACAAATACGACGAAACATTGGCGCAAATCCAAACGGATAAAGCCGATTACGAAACCCGCAAGAACAACGCCGCCGCATGGTTGGCAAAGTACGAGGAAAACAACCCGGAGAATTTGGATACAGCCGAACGCCTCAAACAAGCCGAGGAACACAACAAAATCAATGCGTTGGTTGTGGACTATCTGACGAAGAAAAAGCAAAAGGACGCCGCCGAAAAGGTCGCCCAAACCCACGAAAAAAAGTTGTCGGATTTGCTCAAAGAGCGGGAAACCCTTATTGCGAAATCGGAATTGCCGATTGCCGGGTTGACGTTCACGGACGACGGGTTGGAGTTAAACGGTGTGCCGTTTGTCGCCGGGAAAGTGTCGGATAGTCAGATAATGGAGGTTGCCGCAAAATTGATTATCGCAAGCAATCCGACCGTTAAGGTATTCCGCATTGCGAGGGGCGAAAGTTTGGGCGCAAAACGTCTGCAATCCCTTATCGAATTAGCCCGGAAAGAAGGGTATCAAGGATTTATAGAGGAAGTCAAGCGAGGACAGGACGATTTAATTATTGAGGAATACAGCGAAACGGAGTAATTAACCGGGGGGACGGGTTCCCGTTCCCCCTTAATAGCAAAAACAATGGCATATACATTGAACGAAAATTTGAAACGTTGGGCGGAACAATACGAAACCGCCGATTTTATCAACGCCGACCCGGTGCAAATCCCGCACCGTTACGATAGCCGGGTAAATATCGAAATATCCGCCTTTGTTACGGCGTGGATTGCGTGGGGTTCCCGCAAACAGATAATCCAAAAGGCGGATTTTATCGACCGGGAAATTTTCAAGGGTGCGCCGTATCATTACATTGTTGGAACCGATACGCAGGGAGCCGCCCCGGAATGGAAGCAATACAAAGGCAGTAAAGAGAATTTTTATAGAACGTTTACATACGCCGATTTCCACGACCTTTGCGCCCGCTTGTTTGACGTATATAGTAAGTTTGAGAACATGGAAAAGGCATTGCAAGCGCAACCGGGCGGGCGTCCGTTGGAACAATTGCAACGTCTTTTCGGCGATGTTAAGGGCGTGCCGGATATGGAAACGAAAAGCGGTTGCAAACGCTTATGTATGTTTTTGCGTTGGATGTGCCGCCACGGTTCCCCGGTTGACTTTGGATTGTGGACGATTTGCGACCCCCGTAATTTAATCATTCCATTAGATACCCACGTACATAAACAGGCATTGCGGTTGGGGCTTGTAAAACGTCGGACGCCGGATTTGCAAACAGCCATTGAGATAACCGACCGTTTCGCCGAGATATTCCCGGACGACCCAACAAAGGGGGATTTTGCGTTGTTCGGTTATGGAGTGAATAACGGTAAGGTTGCACCCGTTACGACGGAACCGGAGCCGGAAAAAGAGCAACCAACCGCCGTGGCTGATTTGTCAATTGCCGACGTTCTGAAAATGCGGTTGTTTTATGACAACGCCGCCGCCGAGGTTCGGGAAATATGGGAAAGTCGGGAAAAAGCCCGCAAAGCATTGAAAGCAACCGAGCGTTTGAAAGCGCACCCAATCGACGGGTTGCACAATGCCGGATTGTTGGAGCCGGGCGAATTTGTTGTTGCATTTGCAAAAGTATTGGATAAGCGGGAAACGAAGTTATCACGGGCGGAACGGGACGTTATCCATACAATCGGAATGACAGCGTTTAATAAGACAATGAAAAAATTAATAGCCGATGAAAAAGCGAGAAATAACAGCAACGGGGACAATAAACAATAACGGCGGGTTGGCAATGTACATGGGGGAATTAAACGAGTTTTTCAAGGGTTGGAAAGGTTCCCGCATTATTGCCCGGTTTATTGTTGCGTCCCCCGGTTCGTCCGAGGCTTTGAAAGGGTATTATTTCAACTATGTTGTACCGACGTTTAAGCACGCAATTTGGGAGGCGGGCGAACGTCTTACAGAGGAACAAACCGAACGACGTTTGAGGGAATTTTCCCCTATTATGTACGTTGAACGGGTCAACGAGGAAACGGGGGTATATTCCCACGATTTGCGCACCGTGGCGGATTTGTCGAACGCCGAGTTAATCGAACATATCGAAACGCTCAAACAGATAGCCGCAGAGGAATACAATACATTTATTGACGACCCCCGAACGTTGTAGGTATGTTTTGCAAGTGTAACGGAAAACGGAAAAATTACCCGTTGGCGGGTTGGCGGATTATCCGCCACGAATACACGCCAAAGCATTACAGCCGGATAAAGTGTTTGCGGTGCGGGTGCGTTTGGATTACACGGGCAAAATATGTTGAGCAAACGCCCAACGATGACGGGCAAAAACGATTATTTAACGAATAAAAAAGTAACGAGAGTATGAAATTTGAATTAAAAGACATTTGTTTTTTCGATTGCGAAACAACAGGAGTACCCGCAAAGGGTTTGAAATGGGATGCGGATTTTAACCAATTCCCGCACGTCGTACAATTGGCGTGGGCGTTCGGCGACAAAGAACGCAGTTTTATAATTAAGCCGGACAATTACGAGATACCGCCGGAAACAACCGCAATACACGGAATAACGACCGAACGGGCAATTGCCGAGGGTGTACCGTTTGCCGAGGTTATCGACGAATTTTTGACGGATGCCGCCGCCGCCCCGCTTGTATGTGCGCATAATATTTACTTTGATAGTTCCATGTTGAAAGCAAACGTTTTGCGCTATTGTGGACGGGAATATTACGACGCACACGTTGAGGACGCATTGCACAAAGGCAAACGAATTGATACAATGATGAAAACAATTAGGTTTGTCGGTGCATTGTACGCCAACGGGCGACCGGGTAAATACCCAAAATTAGAGGAATTATATAGTAAGTTGTTCCCCGGCGAAACATTCCCGGCGCATGACGCATTGGAGGACATACGGGCATTGCGTCGTTGCGTCCCGGAATTGGTTAATTTGGGGATTATTGAGTTGGCGCAAAAGGAATACCCATCGGAACAACTCAAAGCCCAATTTGAGCCGGAAAAGCCCAAAGGCGGGCGCAATATTGAGTTCCACGACCCCAACCCGGTAACGGAACCAATCGGAACCGGGGAACCCGTCCCGGAACCAACCCCGGAACGCCCGGCGGTTCCGTCGAATAGTAAGACACGGGAATTGTTAGACGAAAACGATTTTTGAAAATGGCAAAACGAACGAAAGACGAATTTACACGGGATTGGATAATTGAAAATTCCGTTGAGATATTGAGCCGATACGAACCCGGAGTTTTAACAATCCGTGCGTTGCATTATCAGTTAGTTAGTATTGGCATGACAAACACGTTGCAGCATTATAAACGTGTTGTTTCTGCAATGGAGGTTGCACGATGGGACGGACGGGTTGATTTTGAAGCATTCAGCGACCGAGATAGGGCAATGTGTGGCGAAACCAAAGCGGAACCAACCGATTTAGAAGAAAAGCAAGACGAAGCAAAAGCGCAGGTTAGGGCGTGGATGCGTTCGTATCATAAGAACCGATGGGAAAACCAACCGATTTACCCGGAAATACTGATTGAAAAGAAAGCATTGGAGGGCGTATTTGCGAAACCGTGCCGTAATTGGGACATTGCGGTTGGGGCTTGTAAAGGCTATCCGTCGTTGACTTTCTTGTTTGAATTATCCGAACGATTGAGAGAGGCGCAAGCCAACGGCAAACAATGTGTTATCCTATATTTCGGCGATTACGACCCGTCGGGCGAAGATATACCCCGGTCGATTGGCGAAAACTTGCAAAAGTTCGGTATTTTTGGGGTCGAAATACGACGTATTGCGTTGATGGAACAACAGGTTATCGAATGGGGTTTGCCGCCAACCCCGGCAAAGGAAACAGACAGCCGGACGGCAAATTGGGACGGATTGGGGCAAGTCGAATTAGACGCCGTTAAGCCGGAAAAATTGATTGCTTTGTTGGACGATGCGATTAACGAGATATTCGACCAAGATTTGTACGACGAATTGATTTCAACGGAAGCCGAGGAACGGGAATTGTTCCAAGCCGAGTTAAAACGATACGTTGAGGAAGATTTGTAGAACGAAAGCGAATTTTAATATGGTAGTATTAAGTTTATTTGATGGAATGAGTTGCGGACAAATAGCACTCAATCAGTTGGGAATTAAAATTGAAAAGTATTTTGCGGCAGAAATTAAACCGCACGCAATTAAATGTACGCAATATAATTTCCCCCAAACAATACAAATTGGGGACGTTCGCAAAGTAAGTTATAAGGATGGCATATTGACGACCGCTAACGGTTTGTTTGAGGTTGGGAAAATTGATTTGTTAATTGGCGGTTCGCCGTGTCAAGATTTAAGCGTTTTAATGCGAAACCGTAAGGGGTTGAAAGGGGAAAAAAGTTCATTATTTCATGAATGGTTAAGGATTAAAGAGGAAACGACGCCCCGTAATTTTATGTTAGAAAATGTAGCGTCAATGAGGGTTGAGGAAAAAAACACAATTGACGAATTATTGGGCGTAACGGGTATTTTTATAAATTCATCATTGTTTTCAGCACAATTGCGCAAGCGTTATTATTGGACTAATTTAGATGTTGATTTGAATATTGAGGATAAAGGAGTTGAGTTACAAAGCATTTTAGAAAGTGGATATACCGACCGAAAAAAAAGCGTTTGTATAGTCCGTAATTATGCTGGAAGCGTTCAAAGTTCAAATAAAGAATCATTTATAAAAATGTGCCTTAATCGTTCAAAAAAAGGATTTCTTACGGTCGTTTTTGAGGAAAAAGGCAACCCAAATTCGGTGCGATTATTTACGCAAACAGAATTAGAACGGTTGCAAACCGTACCCGTTGGATATACAAGTTGCGTAACCTATCAAGAAGCGGCGGACTTAATCGGCGACGGTTGAAACCGTAAAGCATATATTGAAAGGATTATTATAAAAACCGAGCCGGGCGGGTTCCCGGCAACAAATAAATTATCAAAAATGAGTGAGAAAAAAGAAACCGCAAACGTAATGCCGATACCGTCGGAAAAGTCGTTTGCATTGTCGAAAGTCAAGACGTTAAAAGACGGCGGGTTGGATGTTCATTATGAAGTTACCGAAACAATCGGCAACGAAAGTTATACGAACAAATACCACGTCGAGAGCGCAAAGGACATACACCCCGATTTGCGGGAATGTTTCGACCGATTGCGCCCAATCATGGGACGTATTTTCAATATCACGTCCTTTTTGTCAATGGTCGAAACCGACGATTTTAAGGCGAACAAGACCCAAAAGGAGGTCGCCCGCAATTTCGCCGACGAAATGTTGAAAAACATTGAGGTTCGGGGCGTGTCCTATTCCGGTCAAGACGATAACGTTGGGGTCGTCCTTACGGGATTGTTCACGGTATCCAACAACCAAAAGACGGCGATAAATTCGCCCCGTCTGAAATTCAATACCGAAACGTTCGGTTTTGAGGAGGAATTGGAAGCAATCGTTGCGGACATTGAAAACGAGGTTTACGCATTTTTGTTCAAAGGCAAAAAGGCGCAATTGGAATTGTTCGGGGCTGACGGCGAACCCGCACCGGGTTTGGTCGCAGAACCGGAAAAGGAGGGCGGATTGTTCCCGGAGGTCGGCGACCCGGCTAACGAGGACGACCCGGAGGACGAAACGGCGGATATGTAAGCAATGGAGCCGATATTGCTAACAGACCGGGAGGAATATCAATTTGTAACCGATAGGGGGTTTTGCCCCCTATTGGATTACAAGCGGTTTACAATGGATATTCGGTTGCGTGTCGAAATCCAACGGGAATTGTTCGGGCATTGCGTTTTTGGTCGTGGGAATATCCCACAGGCAAACGAACGGTTTTTCCGGTGGGTTTGGGAGCATAAGCCGCACAGATGCGAGGAATGTTTAAAGCCGTTACGGAATTATTCCGCCGTTTATTGTTCGCATATATTGACCCGTGGAGCGTTTCCCGAAATGGCGCATGATGCAAGAAATATAAATATACTATGTTTTGAACATCATTCATGTTGGGAGAATGGGGATAAAACGAAAATGCGTATATATTCCGGCAATATGAGAATGATTGAATTAATGAAAAATGAGTATGCAAATTTGGAAAGATATTGAGGGTTACAAAGGACATTATCAAATTTCTAATTATGGCAATGTTCGTTCCTTAAAAAAGGATGCGTTTCTAATGAAAGGCGGATATTTGAAAGGATATAAAATAATTAGTTTATGGAAAAATGGAACCGGGAAAATGTTCCGTGTTCATAGATTAGTTGCGGCGGCTTTCATTCCGAACCCGGAAAACAAACCATGTATCGACCATATCGACGGCGACCGAGCCAATAACCATGCAGATAATTTGCGTTGGGTTACGGTTAAAGAAAATCAGAATAACCCAATAACAAAATCTAAATGGATTGGAAAAAAAGCGAAACCGCACCACGAAAAAGCGGTTGAGCAAATAAAAAACGGTATTGTTGTAAATGTATTTGTTAGCATACAAGAAGCCGCCCGAAAAGGCAATTTTTCGGCAACGGCAATTTGTAAGGTATGTAAAGGGAAAGGAAATTTGCATAAGGGTTATAAATGGAGATATAAAAAATGAGAATCAAAAAGAGGCAACCCGATTACGGGGCAATTTCCCGCCGTTCAATCAAAAATGATTTCAGACGGGTACAAACATATTCGGAAAGGGAGAAACGCCCGCAAATCGAAAATCCGCCCGAAATAAATGCAGAAAGACGGGTTTTGTTTGTTGGGGAAAATTCCGGGTATTACAAATTGCGTTCTTTTATAGTTGGAAAATTGGTTCGGTTAGTTCAAAAATCAAGCGTCGGCGGTTGGGTTTGTGAGTTCGTACACGACGACGACCGAAAAGCGATAAACCATGCCGCCGGATGGTCGGATAATAAGAAACAATATTTGTTGGATTGCGTAAAATTCAAGTGAAATGAAAATAAAATCAAAAACCGGATATAAAATTGCGTTATACACGTTCGTGACGTTAACGGTTGCGTCTTATATGTGGGCGTTGTATAGTATCATTGTTTGGATAATTAAAGCGTTTTTTGTATGAGTGTAAACAAGGTTATTTTGATGGGACATACCGGGAAAGCCCCGGATTTTAAGGAGTTCGACAACGGGGGTTGCGTGGCGACCTTTTCGTTGGCAACCACGAAACGAGGTTATACCACAAAGGACGGGCGGCAAATCCCGGAGCGTACCGAATGGCATAACGTCGTATTGCAAAACGGGTTGGCAAAGGTCGCCAATCAGTACGTCAAAAAGGGCGACAAACTGTATATTGAGGGCGAATTGAGAACCCGGAGTTATGACGATGCGCAAGGCGTCAAACGGTATGTTACCGAGATAGTCGCAACCGATATGGAAATGTTGACCCAGAAAGCGACCGGAGCCGAGGCGCAAGTACCGCCGCCGCCCGTGCCGGATGCACCCGCCCCCGACGGAAACGACAATTTACCATTTTAAGCCGTTGACGATATGGGAGCGATAAACGGACGGGTTATTTACAGCCCAAAAGGTAAAGCCGGGGAATACGCCGAGAACGCCGCCAATTTCTTTGTCGGTTGTTCCAACGGTTGTACTTACTGTTATTTGCGCAAAGGTCGTGGCGCAAAGGTATTGGGAGGCAGTCGCCCGGAGTTGAAAAAGACGTTGCGGGAATATCCATACGCTTTGGATATTTTCAAAAACGAATTGTTGGCGCATAAGGAGGAATTGCAGAAAACGGGGTTATTCTTTTCGTTCACGACCGACCCGTTGTTGCCGGAAACGGAACGGTTGACCCGTCAAGCGGTCGGCGTATGCCAACGCCACGGCGTCCCGGTTAAGATATTGAGCAAATGCGCCGATGGGTTGAACCGCTTCATTGATTTTGCCGAGGCGTCCGAGGGTTGGGACGTGTCCCGTATCGCTTTGGGCGCAACGTTGACAGGTTGCGACGAATTGGAGCCGAACGCCGACCCAAATATGATGCGGGTTAATGTGTTGGCACGGGCAAAACGCCACGGGTTCCGCACCTTTGCAAGCGTGGAGCCAATCCCGCCGGGAATGTACGACCGGGCAATTGGGATAATCAAATTGTCGTATCCGTTTGTTGACCTGTATAAAATCGGGTTGCAGAGCGGCGGCAAATATCCGAAACGGGAAATACGATTGATTTACGACACGATTACGGAACATTGGGAGGGACGCCCGGAACAACCCCGTATCTATTGGAAAGATAGTATTGTTAATCCGTTGGGGATTGACCGGGGAGAATTGCCGGGGTATTGTGTCCCTGTTAATTGGGATTTGTTTAACAATGAAAAGTGAAATACGGGTTGAGGTTCCCGCCGATTGCCGATTGGTCGGAGTAAGGACGGACGGCGATGTTGTCGTTATCATTTACGAGCCAATCCAAAACGTCCGGCAAATTGGATTTATCCATTACCCGGAACCCGACGACGAAACCGAGGAACCCGAAAATAAAAAGTAAATATGCAGTACAGCAATAAGGATTACAACCCGGAAAAACACGACCGTTGGCGTGCGTTGACCGTAAAACAGCCATACGCAAATGATTTGGTAACGGAGGCGTACAAGGACGAAAACGGTATTGTTTACGGGAAAAAGACAATTGAAGTTCGGAGCAAAAACACGTCATACCGTGGCGACGTGCTGATATGTTCCGCAGCGTCCCCGGTTTATCCGGGAATGGAAAGCGGCGTTACTTTGGGATTGGTTGAGTTGTACGACGTAAAGCCGATAAAAGAGTTTACGCCGGAGGATTGGGAAAACACCCGGATTCCAAAGGAAAAGAGGGCGAAAATAACAAAGGGGTTCGGATGGATGATGCGCAACCCAAGACGTGTTATTGAAATGCCAATTAAGGGGCAATTGGGTATCTATAATCTCGTATATACCAAAGATTGTATATTGCCGTACCCCGTGGCAATGGTAATGGATAAAAAGGGTTATGAATTAGCAAGAAAGGAGGCACACAATGAGTAAGGACAAACACACCGTCCAAACAGGCATACACGTTGGGCGGGTCGGCGTCTATGTTTACGCCCGTGAGTATTGGCAATATCATAGTTGGCAATTTGGGGTATCCATTGATGCAATAAACGGTTACGACCGTTATGTTGATATTGAGGCGAAAATATCGTTTGTCGGCATTGGCATACGGTTTATATGGATTAAAAGAAAGGTAAAACGATGAAAGCAAAGATTTTATTGTTATCTTTGGCAACGCTTTTGTTGGGGGCGTGTCAAAGCGAGAACGAACCAACGGAGGCATTTAATTTACTTCAAAAATCCGAGAGCATGGCAGAAAGAAACGAGTTTGTAACGAATACCACGGCGGCAATGATACAGATAAACGCCCCCCGGTATAATTGTGAGATTGTCGAAACCGCATTAGCCGGGGGCGATAAGGTACGAATTTGCGTAAAAGGCGCAAAGGACGATTTGGACGCATTGTTTGACTATGTAAACGAAGCGGGCAAAGAATGAGAGTTAAGCAACCCGAACCGTTCGACCCAAACAGAGAGTACAACCCCGGCGAACGTTGCGTTTACCGGGGTATGGTATTGATTGCCGAGATATGGACGGCGGCGGATGCACGATTAGCCAACAACAACCCCGCAATATTTACGCAACGTTGCGTTCGCTGCAAAATCCAAAGGGAAGATTGCCCCGGAATAGGTAGGCAATGCGATAAGTACAACAGAACCGACCGAAAAACGATATTTTGGCGGTTGGCATATCCGAAAACAGTAAGAACGAATAAAAAATTAGAGCATGACAGAAAGTAAGTTAAACCCGTTTGATGCGGAATTGTTGGTTATGATTGGCGATATTGCCAAAAGCCAACCGGAGGTCGAGGAAAAACCCGACCGTTACGAAATCACGGTTGACACAACCGAGATACAGGGAAACGCAATTGAAGCACTAAAACAGGCAGTCGCCGGACGATTGGGGAAACGCTTGTTAGTTACCCACACGTTAGACGCCGCCGTTGTTTTCAACGTCGAGTACGACCCGACGGAATACCCGGAACAAATCCGCACCCGGTTAGTTGAGCCGGACGCCACGGCGGGAACCCGATATTGCCGCACGTTGTTAGAAGTTGACGCAATACAGGTACGCCGGGACAATTTGGACGACCTGTTGAGATTTACCGGAGGCGGAACCATGACGATACCGAGAACCCCAAACGGGCGGGCGGTTTATTCGTTCCCGGACGGCAACGGCATTTTCATTGACGCCCCGGAAACGTACTACATTGTCCGGGAACCGGACGGACGATTGACAACCCGCCCGGAAAGAGAGTTTAACCGGGAGTTTGAGCCGAAAGGCGTAAGCGTACCGAAAGAACCCGGCGATAAGGGATGCGGGAATTGCGCCAACTTTACAAACGAGGACGTCAACGGGAACGGTTATTGCGAGGCGTTCAAATGCGAACAATCGTGCGGCGTTATGCCGTGCCAAGAGTACAAACCCAAAAATCAATAAAGCGATGAACAAAAGAGAAAAATTTTTGAAAGAGATTGCCGAGGTTATCAACCGTAATTCTTTGGAGGCGCATTTTAACGATACCCCGGATTACATATTGGCGGAAGTAGCAGTTGAAGCAATGGAGAATTTCGCCGAAGCGTCCGCACGGATGGACAATTGGCACGGGTTCAAAGAAGCCGATAAGCCGGGCGAGGTTGTGCGGAATGAGGATTGCGACAATTGCCCGGTTCGGGGGATTTGCCCGGAGCATAAGAAGCCGGAGGCGTTCGACGTCCCAAAGGAGGTGCGAGCAATGGCGGAATTTTTCGGCAAGATGTTCCCCGGTTCCAAAGTAGAAATACACCGGGTCGAAATGCCGAAAAGGAACCCACGGGATAAACGCCGGGCAAAGAACAAAAGGAAAGGGGGCAACAATGGGAAAAAGTAATTGCCCCGGACAATCGAAGCCCGAAAAGATATGCGGAACGTGTCGATATTTTAACCCGGAATTTCCGGTAAATGGAAAGCCCGCCCCGGTATGTTTGGCGTTGAAGATGATAAAAGGGGGAACGGAATACACCAACCCCCGTGGAACCCAACCGCATTTTCGTTGCTCAAATGGTAGGTACGAAATAGGCATAAGCAATTAGGCAATCAGCCCCGGAAACAAAGCCGGGGTTTTGCCGTTTATATGTGAGAGAGAACAAACGGTTGGCAATGTACAGGAAAAGCCGTAAATTTGCCCCGTGGTTAAAAGATAACCGCCGAGATATAGAAAGTATTGAATAAGACAATAAAGCCTCTTAAAATGGAAATTCCGTGCAAATAACTTGCAAAAGGGTCAGCAACGTTTTAAGGAGGTAAACAGGGGAAAGGATAAAGCCCGGAACGAAAGAACAAAGGCAAAGGAGCCGATAAGGAACCAAGCCAAAGGACGAAAAGGCGTAAAAGGCAGATTTTGAACCCTGTTTGACATTAAAAGAGGTTAGACGATGAAAAAGAGAAAGAAGCCATTAGGATACAACAAACGTTCCGAGGAACAACGAATTTATGACATTCGGTTTTGTGCCGATTTATTTTTGCGTGGTTATTCGTACCGGGAAATTGCGGACGCATTGAACCGGGATTTGTCCGCCCGTGGCGTTGGTTATACAATTTCGTTTCAAATGGTTTATTACGATTTGCAACAATGCCTTATCGAATGGAAGCGGGAACGGTTGGAAACAATCGACGAATATGTTACGCAGGAATTGCGCAAGTTGGATAAAATGGAGCAACAAGCGTGGGAGGCGTGGGAGGTATCCAAAACCGGAAAGCAGCGCACCAAAGAGAAAACCAACCGGGGGCGTCCTATCAAAACGGATGCGACCGACGGCGACCCGGAATATTACGGGTATGACGAAACGACCGTTGAAACGTCGGCGGGCAATCCCCGGTTTTTGGACTTGCTGTTGAACATTCAACAACGCCGGGCAAAGATGTTGGGATTTGATGCACCCGTTAAAATCGAGATACCCGGATACAACGCCGGGACGGACGACGATAAACCGAAATACGATGTTAAGGCAATCCCGGACGACCTGTTGTTTGCCGTCGCCGACAAATTGCAGTCCGCCGAATTTCAAAAGACAATCGCCGAGAAAGGAGGGGCGCAATAATGGCAAGGCGAATGA